TGTGTCGGTAGCGACGAGTATCTCACCTAATGAGCTACTAAAATGCGACCCTGCTATATATGCAGCTATAAAGTTTATACTGCAGGAGCAGGCTCAGGCGCGTAATAAACCGCGTTCGATGAAAGGTAGGCGATAATGGCTCGTACTCCTACCTATCGCGGCGCTGTAGTAGTAAATGATTTTAATAAATTAATAAAAGAGCTACAGGCCTTAGATCCTAAATTACGTAAAGATTTTAGCAAGGCGTTAAATGCAGCTGCTAAACCTTTACGCGATACCGCTAAATCTTTTGTACCAGCTGACGTTACTAATAGCCAGGGCTCACCTATTTTTAGACCTACGCCTCCTACTTACGTTACGCCATCCTGGATAGAGGATAAGGTACATAGATCCAGAGATCCTTTACGATGGACGTGGCAACCTGCAGAAATAAAGGCAGGAATAAAAATAACTAGGTCTCGTAAAGGTAAAGCGCCATACGGTTATAATAAGACTGCGTACTCAGCTTTAGCCGTAGTAAATAGTAAGCCTGCAGGAGCGATATACGAATTAGCAGGAGCTGGTCGCTCTAGCTCTAAAAAACGTACTAAGAGCGTATCTCGTAACCCTAATGCCCAGGATGATTTTCAGCGCTTAATAATTAAAGTATCGCCGCTTAATGGCCTTAAAGGTCGTATATTATTTAAGGCTGAGGCTCAGGTAGGCGATAGAGTTAAGGCTGAGGTACAAAAGGTTATAAACGAAAGATTATTAAAGTTTGTGAGGGCTGTAAATGGCTAATACAGAAGTAGGCGTAGATTTAGTAACGCGCTTAAAAGATAAAGGCTTTAAGGATCTCCAAAAACAGTCTAAAGCATCCGATAAAGTCTTAGGCGCATTAAGCTCTAAATTAGCTGCAGTATTTTCAGTAGGCGCTATTATAAAGTTTGGTAAAGAGTCAGTAAAGGCCTTTACGCAGGATGACAAAGCTGCAAAAACCTTAACACGCACGTTAGGTAATTTAGGTCTTGCTTTTGACGATATGCGCGTTAAGACATTTTTAGGGGACTTAGAGAAAACCTCAGGCGTACTAGATGATAAGTTAAGGCCAGCATTTCAGGCATTAATAACTACCACTGGCTCAGTAACTAAATCTCAGGATCTATTAACACTAGCGTTAGACGTGAGCGCAGGGAGCTCAGTCGATTTAGTTACCGTAGCTCAGGATCTTAGCCGCGCATATACAGGCAACACTAGAGGCCTAAAAAAATATAGTTTAGGTTTATCAGATGCTCAGCTCAAAACTAAGAATTTTGAGCAGATTCAAGGTTTATTAAATAAACAATTTAGCGGACAAAATCAAGTAAGGCTAGATAGCTATGAAGGAAAAGTAGCGCAGCTAGGCGTAGCTTTTGCTAACCTGCAGGAGACAGTAGGAAAGTCTTTAGTAAATGCTTTAGAGACTGCCAGCGGTAATCAAGGCGTAGGCGGTCTAGTTACAGAAATGGAAAATCTAGGACGTCAAATTGCTAACATCATAGACGGTTTAGATTTATTAATTGGCAAAATAAGAGAATTACCAGTAGTAGGAGAAAACTTACCAGGCTTTTTTGACGTAGGTAATATCCCAGTAGTAGGCACATATCTAAAGCTCTTAGATGCATATATGGAAGCGCAAAAGATAAAGCCTAAACCTTTCGAGACTGGTATGTCCGTAACTGGCTCCACTGATTTTTATAATAAATTAGAGCGAGATCGTGCAGCGGCTGAAAAGGCTGCTGCCGCTCGTCTAAAGAAATTGCAGCAAGACGCATTAAGAAAAGAAAAATTAGCCCAGGCAGAGAAAAAACGCAGCGCAGAATTAGAACGCCTTAGAGGTGCTATACAGTTTAAGTTCGATATAGATGCCATTAATCTACAAGCCGCTTTACGTCGTCAACTTTCTGAAAGCGACAGAGATCGTGTACTTCAATTATCGGCGTTAAAAATTTCTGATTATCAAGAAGAAGAAGATGCTATAAAAACTATAAAAGCTGCAACACAGGGACGATATGACGATGCGATGAATTTAGAAAAGGTATTACAGCTTCTTAAAATTGCTGGTTTTGCTCAAGATAAAGCAGCATTAGCAGCTTTATCTAAATTGAAACCAGGGATAGATTTCACAGATAATTTAGATAATATTTACGATAGATTAAAAGCTCTTTTATCAGGTGAATATTACATAGACTTAAAATATAGATTACCACCTGGTTTTCCCTTTGAGCCAAGTCCACCTCCAGGGGCAAAACCACCTCCTAAAGATTTACCTCCGCGAAAAGGCCCAGGAGATTTTAGAAAAAAGGACGAGGATACAGGTGGAGATTTAATACCTCCTGCACCGCCGTTTACTAAACCACCTGGTATAGATTTACCTGGCGAAATAGGTGGAGAGCCTTTTATGGGCCTCAAAGATATTGGAGCGCCTGATACTGCCTCTTTTAGATACTTTGAGGAAAATCTAAGTAGCAGTCTGCGAAATCTATACGGCCCTGGAGCAGTGCCATCTAATTTTGACCCTGCCTTATTTAGACTTTTTGAGGAAACAGGTCGAACAGGTCGAGGTATGGCAATTCCCTCTAATTTTGATATAGGTGGCTTTAGGATGCGTGACGAAGGTGTCACAGTCAATGTTAACGTTCAAGGATCTTTATTATCTCAAAATGACCTAGTAGCGGCAGTTACTGACGCGGTTTATAAGACTCAGCGTTTTGGTAATAATATCCTGCTACCGAATAGTTAATATGGCTACTGGCGCTTTATTTACTTGCACTATTGACTTTAGTAATGGTGCTAGTTTTGATCCAAGTTTAGTATTAGATGATCCGTCCACGCCTTTAGATGTTGGCGTTTTGTCAGATGTGGCTAGCGATATAGTCGACGTCAGCCAATACGTATTACGCGCTAATATACGACGAGCTTATAATCGAACCTCTGATAGTTTTACCGCTGGTAATGCATCTGTTCGCCTTATTGATGAAATAGGTTTATTTAATCCAGCTAATACTGCAAGTGTTCTATTCGGAAAAATTTTACCAATGCGTAAAATACGTTTTATAGGTACTTTTGCAGGTCAAGAATACGCTTTAGGATCTATGTATATACAGTCTTGGAAATATAGCAGTCCGACAGGCTTTGATCCAGCTTATATTGATCTTAACTGCGTCGATGGTTTCCAATTATTAAACTTAGCGACTATTTCAACGGTAACAGGTGGAGTAGCTGGACAGACTACGGCTCAGCGTATTAGTAGCATATTAGACGCCGCTGAGTGGCCTGGAGGTATGCGTGCTATATCGACAACCAGTACTACTACGGTACAGGCTGATATAGGTGCTAATAGAACCGCCCTAGCTGCGTGTCAAACAGTCGAAACTACAGATTTAGGAGCTTTTTACCTTAATCAGCAGGGATACGCTACTTTTAAGTCAAGAGAGGACATAATTTTAGCCTCTGGCGGCACTGCTACGGTATTTAGTGACACTGGACTGCCAGGCACTATAACTTATCAGAGCGTATCTTTTGATTTATCAGATTTTGGTTTGATAAATAATTGCACTGTGACTCGTACAGGCGGTAGCCCTCAAACTGTAAATAATACGGCTAGCATAGACACTTATTTCAAGCATAGCGTTAACCGTAGTTCTATATCGCAAACTGACGCAGATGCCTTAAATCAGGCTTTGATGATAGTTGCCAGTAGGCGTGAGGTGGGGACAGATTTACGTATGGAAAATCTAGCCATAGATGCGACCGATGGAAGCGATCCAGACCGCGTAACGGCTGCCTTAGAGCTTGATGTTTATGATCCTATAAGGGTAATACAGACCTTAGAGGGCGGTAATGCTGATACCGACAGTGTTATAACAGGAGTAGCGTACGATATAACTCCTAATACTTTTATAACTACTTTTACCACAGCGCAACCGTTCGCTAGTGGCTTCGTGCTAGACTCTCTGGTAGATGGCCTACTAGATGAGGACTCGCTCGCTTACTAAGGAGATATACAAATGGCAGCAGGCTTAGGGTTTAAGAATTTTCAGACAGGTGAGGTTCTTACCGCCGCGGATACAAATGGCTACTTAATGCAAGGCGTATTAGTTTTTGCAGATGCAGCCGCTAGAGATGCAGCAATAACTTCACCGCAAGAGGGACAAATTGCCTACTTAAAGAGCGATGATGCGATTTATAAATATACTGGGGCGACTTGGACAAATATAGATACCTCTGGATCTGCGCCTGTAAATAAAAATTATTTAATAAACGGCGGTTTTGCTATTGCTCAGCGAGGCACTTCTTTTACCGCTAGCAATAACAATGATGATGCTTACACTTTAGATCGTTGGTATATTCTTTCAGACACTAATGATGTTATAGATGTTACGCAAGATACTACGACAGTTCCAACTAATGGACAATTTGCTATCGCCTTAGATGTTGAAACAGTAAATAAAAAGTTTGGCATAGCAACAATTATAGAGAATAAAGATATTATAGGTTTAATTGGCAATACAGTTACTTTTAGTTTTAAAGCTAAAGTTAGTGCTACTACTAAACTAGATAATGTCAAAGCTGCCATAGTTGCTTGGTCTGGAACTGCTGATACAGTAACAAGCGACATTATTTCAGCTTGGAACGTTGAAGGCACAAACCCTACTTTAATTGCTAACGCTACTTATGAGAACAGCCCAGCAAACTTAAACCTTACTACTTCTTATGCTACATATTCTATATCTGCTGCCGTTGATACTGCTAGTACAAAAAACTTAATTTTATTTGTATGGTCAGATGTTACCGATACTACTCTTGGAGATTTCTTATACATAAGTGAGGCTAAGTTAGAACTTGGTTCAAGTGCAACAGCGTTTGTATATGCTGGTGGCACTTTAGCTGATGAGTTAGATTCTTGCCAAAGATATTATGTAAGATTTAATGATCCTTCAAATACTAGAGGTAACATTGGTAACGCTATCCGATATAGTGGGACAAATGGTCTAGCTTTAGTTTATATGCCTACCACAATGAGAATTGCGCCTACTGCTCTTGAGTTTGCAAGTCTTGAAGTTACAGATGTGGAAGCAAGTAATATAGCAATAACAGCAATAACCTTAGCTAGCACTTATGCGACTAATAAAACATTAGGAATAGATTTTACAGTTGCGTCAGGTTTAGTAGCCAATAGACCTTATTTTCTACGGCAAGCAAATACTACGGCAGGCTTTTTAGGAGTGATAGCAGAACTATGATTAGAGAAATTACAAATACATATCCTGAAGGACATAGCGAAACGCATATAGAAATTACTAATGCAGATGGCTCAAAGTTATCTTTTCCAAAAGACCCTGCTAACCCTGTTTATGCTGCTTGGCTAGAACGGCAATAACCTTAATACAATTTATGGAAAAGAGCGCTAACGGATGGCCTGCGTCTGCAGATCCAGAGGCTATAGATATAGTCCGTAAGCGCGTCCCTGGGATAGATCTAAAGCTACGTGTCGCTAAACCTGTAGCGCCTTTATTAATTGGCTTCGCTGCAGAATTCCATAAGCTAGTCGAACCTATAGACGAAGGTAAAACCCTGGACGACTGGGGCTATTGCTATCGCAAGGTCAGAGGATCTAATACCGTAGTCTCTAATCACAGTAGCGGTACTGCTATAGATCTCAATGCTACTCAGCATCCGCTAGCAGCTGTAGGTACTTTTAATGACGAGCAAGTAAGGGTAATTAACCGTTTATGCCGTAAATATGGTCTAAGATGGGGCGGTAATTATCGTAACCGTAAGGATGAGATGCATTTCGAGATAGCTCTAAATGCAGTGCAAGTCGAGACCTTAGTAAGAGGTTTAGAAATGGAGACCGATGAAAGCGAAACAGAAAAAACAGATCAAGACAGCGCAAGAGGTAGCGGCTTCCTGGGGTCGCGCCGCACTTAGCGCAGCTTTAGCTTATTACCTAGCTACTGGCGACGTAACGATTAAAGGTTTAACTAGCGCTGCGGCAGCTGCCGTATTACCGCCTCTTATGCGGTATCTAAATCCTAAGGATGCGCTAGGACGTGGATAGTCTTTTTATTCAGCTAGGTGTTATAGCGGCTGCGACCATATCAGGGATATCCGCTATATTCGCTGCACGTGCAGAAAAGAATAGCCGCCCTGTCTCTAACGGTTTTGCTGAGGAAGTATTAGGCGATTTGAGAGAGCTTAGGCGTATGCTATTCACGCATCTCAAAGACCACGATCGAGAGGGACAAAATGCAAAAAAGTGTATTCATTGTACCGACCAGGGGAAGGCCACAAAACGCAAAAAGGCTTCTTAAAGCCTGGAAAGATACTAAAGCTGTAGCAGATTTATACTTTGTCTGCGATATAGATGACTGGTCGCTACGCGATTATCAAGCGATAGACGACATAAATATAATAACTAATCACATAACCGCCGCTGGTATGGCTCAGCCTCTTAATATGGCTGCGATGGTTTTACTAGACGATTCTAAATACGATCGCTATACCTATTTTGGTTTTCTAGGAGATGATCACGTACCGCGTACCGATTTCTGGGACTATCTTTTAGCTCTACAGATACCAGGTAATAAACAGGGAATAGCCTACGGTAATGACTTATTGCAAGGCGCTAATCTACCTACTGCCTGTCTAATGACTAGAGGCATAGTAGAAAATCTTAAAGGTATGTGTCAGCCTAAGGCTAAACACCTATATTTAGATAATTTCTGGAAAAAATTAGGCCAGGATATTAATGGCCTTTTTTATGCAGAAAACATAGTAATCGAGCATATGCATCCATTAGCCGCTAAGGGTGCTATGGATGATCATTACGCACGCGTCAATTCTGAGCAGTATTACAGTCACGATAGATTAATCTACGAGGACTTTATTAACAGCCAGTTTTATAAAGACTTAATCGTGGCTCTGTCGTGAGAATTTTAATTACTGGTAATCGAGGCTTTGTAGGCCGTCACTTCACGTTCGCTCTGTTAGATCATAACGTTACATATGTAGACATAAAAGACGGTATCGATGCTAGAGATTTCTTTAGACGCGATGATACCTATTTCGACCTTTTGATCCATCTTGCGGCAGTCGTAGGAGGTAGGCAGACTATCGAGGGTAGTCCGCTATCACTGGCGGTAGATCTATCAATAGATAGCGAGATGGCATCTTGGGCGATGCGTACGCAGCCTGGACATATTCTCTACTTTAGCTCTAGCGCTGCCTATCCTGTAGAGCTACAGACATTAGAGCTAAAAAGGATGCTTACAGAAAACGATATAGACCTTAGAGATATACGTCTGCCAGACTATACCTACGGATGGGCTAAATTAACTGGAGAGATGCTCTGCGAGCATCTAAGACGTGATGGTCTAACCGTTACTGTACTTAGACCCTTTAGCGGTTATGGTGAGGATCAGAGCCTCGAATATCCATTTCCTAGCT